CTGCGCACGTTAAGGCCGGAATCACTTATAATCGATTACTTAAATTCTTTGAGTGTCCGTTTAAACACGAACCAATTAGAGATGGTGAGAAAGTTAAGTGGGTATATCTCAAAAGCAATCCATTAGGAATCGAAACCGCTGCATTTAGAGATTATAATGACCCAAAAGAAATTTTAGATTTTATAAATCAATATGTTGATAGAGATGGAATTTATAAAGCGGAATTAGAAAATAAATTAAATGATTTCTATGGTGCATTGAAGTGGGAAATGGCATCGGCGGATTCTCAAAATGCAAAAAAGTTTTTTGAATTCTAAACTTTTTTTCGTATATTTGTATAAATAAACAAACAAACAATAAAATTATGGCAAAAAATAAAAAAGTAAAAAAACAAGAAGTGGTTGAAATACAACCATTGGAACAATTGGGTGAAATTAAATTACGCGAACCTGAAAAATTAGAAAATTGTGAGTGGTGTTTTCAATTCGATGAAGATGAACCTCAGATATTTGCTTGGACTGGTGAAAATGATAGTAATGACGAAGAACCTAAAGTAATATTCACTATTGCAAATACAAAGGAATCGTATATTACATTTACTCACAAAAGCGGCAAATCATTTAAATTATTCGCTAGAGAATTGACAGATGAAGGTAAACAACTTAGAAATAAACAATTGGAATTAACAAAACAAAATTTAGAAAATGAAAGTGAGAATAAAGAAGCTTAATCCATTAGCAACGATACCAACATACGCTAAAGAAGGCGATGCTGGAATGGACTTGGTGGCAACATCAATTATATCAGATACACCGGAGCAAATAACATATGGGTTGGGTATAGCATTAGAAATACCTGAAGGATTTGTGGGATTGATATTTCCTCGTTCATCGATTAGAAAGACAGGTTTACAATTAAGTAATTCGGTTGGTGTAGTTGATAGTGGATATAGAGGAGAATTGCAAGCTACATTCAATAAATTATTTGGTGGTGAGGCTATGTACGATGAAATGAAAGTGAATAGTGCATCTCATACTAATATTAATGATTGGTATAAAGTAGGTGATAGAGTTTGTCAAATTATGATTATCCCACATCCTACTGTAGATTTAATTGAAGTAGATGAATTATCGGAAACGTTAAGAGGTGAAGGTGGATTTGGTTCAACTGGAAAATAAAAAAATAAAATATGTTTGAATATAAACAAGAAGAAATAACCCATTCTTTATGGGTAGAAAAATATAGACCATCTAAATTAGATGATTATGTAGGTAATGAGCATTTAAAAGGTAAAGTAGCGGGTTATTTGGAAACCGAAGACGTACCACACTTATTATTATTTGGAAAAGCCGGTACTGGTAAAACAACATTGGCAAAATTAATTGTAAAATCAATTGAATGTGATTATATGATTATCAACGCATCTGATGAGAACAACGTTGAGACTGTAAGAAATAAAGTAAAGAACTTCGCATCATCAATGGGATTTAAAAAATATAAAATTATTATATTGGATGAGTTTGATTATATGACACCAAACGCACAAGCTATCTTAAGAAACTTGATGGAAACATTTTCAGCACATTGTCGCTTCATTTTAACGTGTAATTACATTGAGAAAATCATTGAACCAATTCAAAGCCGTTGTCAAACTTTTCAAATTATCCCACCAACTAAGAAAGATGTTGCAATGCAGATGAGTAAAATTTTGAAAGCGGAAGGAGTTGAATTTGATATTAAAGATTTAGTTCCAATTATAGATTCTTGTTATCCAGATATCCGTAAATCAATCAACACTTGTCAATTAAATTCTCTTAAAGGAAAATTGCATGTAGATATTCAAAATCTTTTAGATAATGATTATAAGATGAAAGTTTTGGAAATACTTAAATCAAAGGATGATAAGAGAAATAAATACATGAAAGTAAGACAGACAATTTTGGATGCAAAAACAACTGATTTTACGGAATTATTTACATTGTTATACGATAAAGTAGATGAATATGCGGGAGAAAATACTTCCAATGTTATTCTTGTATTAGGAGATGGTGTAAGTAAATCAGCAGTAGCAATTGATAAAGAAATTATCGCAGCAGCTACATTAATTCAAATTTTAAATATTATTTAACATGGCTAACATTTTAGGAGCAGGTGGACAACCAATCGGAGGACAAGAAGAAAAACCAATTCCATTAGAAAAAACAGAAGCAATCGGATGTAAGAAATGTGGTGGTGAGATTTTCGTACAAGGGTTTGGATTCCGTAAGATTTCAAAGTTATTAACTGGTAAACCAAAAGATGAAGTACTGCCGGTTGAACTATTCCTTTGTGGGGATTGTGGTGAAGTACTTAATGAATTATTACCTCCGGGTTTAAAAGTAGAAGACTAATGGCAAAAGGATTATTTGACCATATTAACGCAATAACAAAAGACCAGGACCCAAAGTATTGGGATAAGTTAGATGATGCGGATAAAAAGACTTGGAGTAATTGGTTAATCATTCGTTATATGTCTATGAATCCGGATTGGATTGAAACGATAGCGGAAATACAACCATACATACAAGAAGCCCCACCTCGTGCAGTTTATAAAGCATTGATTGGAATTTTACCAAAAGGTAAAACATATCTTAAATACATGAAAGGTAAATCCGTTAAAGATTATGACCAATGGATTATTGATTTAGTAGCCAAATGGTTTGGAATTTCAACCAATTAGGCCTCCGAATATCTTGATATATTATACGAAAGTGCAATAGGTCGAGAAGAAATTAAACGAATCGCAGAGGCGTATGGTACTGACCCTAAGTTAATTACTAAGTTAAAACTCAAAGTTTAATTTGGTAATATCACCATTTTTTCGTATCTTTACATAAATAAACATAATGGCAAAAGTATCATTTTCGCAGTACTCAATGTGGAGTAACTGCCCTCATCAATATAAGTTAAACTACATAGATAAGTTAGGTGAAAGTTCATCTAACATCCATACAATCTTTGGTAGTGCTATGCATGAAACTATTCAACACTACTTATCGGTAATGTATGGTGTTTCCAAAAAGCAGGCTGATGAAATTAGTATGGATGGTCTCTTATTGGAAAATATGAGAAAATCGTATAAGGGAGAAGTTGAAAAAATGAGTGAAGGAACTCCTTGTACCCAAGAACAATTAGAAGAATTTTATGGAGATGGTAGAAGGATACTTACGTGGTTTAAAAAATATTCTAGTAAATTTTACTCAAAGAGTGGATTTGAATTAGTAGGTATTGAGATTCCATTAAACGCAACCATTAAAGAGGGTGTGCATTTTATTGGATTCATAGATATCGTATTGAGAGATTTGGCATCTAATGAAATTATTATTATTGACCTTAAGACATCTACAATGGGATGGAATCAATACCAAAAAGCGGATAAGATGAAGAACTCTCAAATTCTTCTTTATAAAAAGTACTATTCAGAATTATTTAATATTTCTTTAAACAAAATTAGAGTAGAATATCAAATTCTTCGTAGGAAATTACCCGAAGATTCCGCATTTCCGATACCGTATATTTCAAAACACATTCCATCAAATGGAGCACCATCGGTAACCAAAGTATATGATGAATTTATGGCATTTATTAATACCGTATTTGATGATGAGGGTAAGTTTAGGGATATCCCATTTCCTAAAGTACCTGGTCCCGCTAAAAAGAATTGCAAGTTTTGTGAGTTCGGAAATAGGGGAATATGTGATAAACAGGCTACAAAATAAAAAATTATGTTTTTTTTATTTTATTATATTTATATATACAAATATATTTATAATGAATCAAGACAACACAAAACTAACAACTGTGAAAATACTGAAAGATGTATATTCATCATTTAAAAAGGTTTCTTTCGATTCGGATGTTACACTTCAAAAGCTGGTAAATAGAACAGTAGAGAGATATGTAAAAGACGATGAGTTTAGAAAGGAAATGAATGAATACCTACAATTACAAATTTCAGGTTCACAATTTTAAGAAACAAAATAAGTTATGGCAAAAAAGAAAATCCTTTTACTTTCGGATGATTTAAGAATGGCAAGTGGTATCGCTACTATGTCAAAAGAATTAGTACTTGGTACAGTACATAAATACGATTGGTTTCAGGTGGGAGCGGCTATTAATCATCCTGAAGCTGGTAAGGTTTTGGATGTAAGTGAAGATATAAAAAATACATATGGTGTCGCTGATGCTAATGTTAAAATACTTCCTTGGAATGGGTATGGTAATGCTGATTTGATTAGACAACTTATCAATTCAGAAAAGCCTGATGCTATCCTACACTTTACTGACCCTCGTTATTGGACATGGTTGTATGATATCGAACATGAAATCAGACAAAACGTTCCTCTTTTATTCTATGCAATTTGGGATGATTTACCAGACCCATTATACAATCGTAACTACTATGAGAGTTGTGATTGGATTGGCTGTATATCTCGTCAAACATATGGTATCATTAAAAGATTATCGGCATTAGATACTAAACCAACATGGAAGCCTAAAAAAGATTGGCAAGTGAGTTATGTACCACATGGTATTAATACAAATATTTATAAACCAGCGGATGTGCCTGCAGAATTTCGTAAAGAGATTTTAGGTGGCAAGGAATATGATTTTGTTCTATATTGGAGTAATCGTAATATCAGAAGAAAACAACCCGCAGATGTTATCGTAGCATTTAAAAAGTTTTGTGATAGAATTGGTAAAGAAAAAGCGGATAAAGTTTGTTTAGTAATGCATACGCAACCTGTGGATGAGAATGGAACTGATTTACCTGCAGTAATAGATGTAATGGCACCTGAGTGTAATATTATATTTTCAGAAAAGAGAAGACCTCAGGAAGAATTGAATCTTATCTACAATATGGTAGATGCAACAATCAATATAGCTAACAATGAAGGATTTGGATTAGCGACTGCAGAATCTATTATGGCTGGTACTCCAATCATTGTAAACGTAACTGGTGGATTGCAAGACCAATGTGGATTTAAAGTTGATGGTAAATTACTAACTGCGGACGATTACATTAAGATTGGTTCTTTGCATGAGTGGAGAATATGGGAAACCAAAGCAAAACCTGGTCCTTGGTCAATTCCAGTATGGAGCAGAGCACAAGCTTTAGCAGGTTCAGTTCCTACACCTTATATTTGGGATGATAGAGTTGATATAGAGGATGTTGCTGAAGCGATTGAGAAAGCGTACAACACACCAAAAGAAGTTCGTAAAACAAACGCATTGAAGGGTAGAGAGGCGTTTATCGGTGAGATGGGATTGACTCATACGAATATGTGTCAAACATTAGTTAATGGAATCGAATCGGTTTTTGAAAATTGGAAACCAAGAGAAAGATTTGAAGTTTTTAAAATAAAATAAGTTATAATATATGAATAAACCAACATTAGTATTTCAAAGCCCATGCTTTACCCGTTCTGGATATGGGGACCATAGTCGTGATTTATTAAAATCACTTCGTAAAATGGACAAGTATGATATTAAAATTATACCACTACGTTGGGGTAATACTCCACAAAATAATGTTGATGGCGAAAGTGATTTCGGCCGCTGGATGTTGGAAAGAGTTATTACCGAAGTTACTGAAAAACCTGATGTATTCATTCAAGTATCGGTGGCAAATGAATTTACTGCAAAAGGTGGGTATAACATTGGGATAACCGCCGGCGTTGAAACTACAATTTGTCCAAAAGATTTTATTGACGGATGTAATAATATGGATTTGATAATAGTACCGTCAAACTTTACAAAACAAAATATTGGCGGAACTGTGTATCAGCAAAAAGACCAGACAACTGGACAAATTGTTGGAGAAATTAGAGTAACAAAACCCATTGAAGTTCTTTTTGAAGGAGTTGATACTGAAATATTTTCCAAAGGAACTGGTAAGGATGTATTATCAAATGTAAAAGAAGATTTTAACTTCCTAATTGTAGGACATTGGTTGAAGGGAGATTTAGGACAAGATAGAAAAGATATTGGTATGGCAATTAAAACATTTGCTACGGTATTTCAATATCTACCAAAAGATAAAAGACCAGGTCTTATCGTTAAAACTTCGCATGCCGGATTTAGTGTTATAGATAGAGAAGGAACTAGAGAAAAACTTGACTCTCTATTAAAACCACTTGGAGATAAGTGCCCATCGGTGTATTTGGTACACGGTGATATGGAAGAAACTGATATGAGTAATTTATACCATCACCCCAAAGTTAAGGCAATGCTATCGTTTACCAAAGGTGAAGGATATGGTAGACCAATGGCTGAGTTTACTTTAACCGGTAAACCAATTAT